GTTTTAAAAAGTAGATATTCATTCAACCTATTATTTACTTCAGTTTCTGTGTAATATCGCTCGTCATGAATATGTCCGACTTTTGACGTGTTGGTATTGAGCACAGTATAAAGGTCCATCAAGGCCTTACCCTGAGCCGCCGAAAGCGGCAGGTTAGGGTTGTTTGTGACACAGTTATTGACAATATGCCCCAACAGGCATACGCCAGTCATCCATGCCTTAAAATCTTCGCAAAACTTCTTTACTTTTCCCCATCTGGTCTTTGCCTTTTCCTTGACGGCCGGCACCGGAAAGTTCTCAGAAGATGCTTCAAACGCCGAAATCACCGTTTCTGCTGTGTCGCCGCCTGCGGAATCAACCTTATCTGCCTTCAAAGTCTTAACCCATCGGTATAAATTTCCCAGAATGTTTTTCATACTTCCCTTGCTACCAATATCTGGATACTTTTCTTCCTCCGAATTTGGTTCTTCTACTGATGCCACTGTATCAGATGCATCACCACCAGAAGAATCCATTTTCTTCTCTTCCATTTTTTTCTCCAGATCAAGCACGTCCTGTACAGTAGCTACACCTGCTGTATTGATTGAAATAGACAGCTGATCCGCCTGAGCTATGCTGATCTGAACATTATAAATAAAAGACGAAGGGGCAACTCCATTGAAAGCGGGCATCTGATCCGGAGTGGTCGCTTGGCAGACTGCAAACAATATCTCCGTTTCCCCATCTGACGCATAGATACCCACATTTTGTATCAGATATTCCTGCGTGATCTCACTATTATCAAACATCGTTCGGATACTAATCAGTGTATCATTTGCGATTTGCACATTAGATGGAATCACCGTCTGTTTCACATCCTGAAGTTCTGTCAGTTTTTTTAAGTTTGTACCTTCGGAATATGCATACGATGATGTTCCTGCATGGGAAAACTGTATCGTAACCTCACCAGACACCGCTCTGGCTGCCAATGCTTCTCCCGCTTCTGTAATGACTGCTTTTTTATATACTCCCATAATAGCCTCCTATATTGTCTGCATAAATGCACTGGACATGACACCGCCAATATATAGTCCTGCGGAACTATAATTATTAACCTGCTGATTTGCATGTATCTCTATATGCGCCGGTATAACATCCCAGAGCAGGTTATACAGCAGATCAACCGCCCCATATCTCGAAGATGTAACCGAAATCTCCAGCTTACAGGCCACGGCATCTACACTGAGGGTAAAATCTTCTCCAAACAATTCCTTTAACTGATCCATCAAAAAGTCGATAGAAAACGGGACGATCGTGTTGTATTTCTGTAATAATCTCTGCCTGCGATATTCAATTGTTTCACCTGGAGATGCAAATATATCAAACAGTGCCTCTTTCTGTGCCAATGTAGACTCATCTGCTGTTTGGATATAAAAATTTTTTCGGATCTGCTCTATATTGGCCTCCAACTCTGCAAGCACAGCCTGATCCGTTTTCATAAGCTCCTTAAATTCCAGGATCTCACGGAAATATTCCGGAAGTGTCTGCATTAAATCAATTTTCATGAACCGTCACCTCCCCAAGAGAAGGAATCTGCTGCAATTGCGCGGTCTCTGTCAATGTCAGATCTCCTGAAGATCCATTGATTAAAACATCCGTAACATTGACAATATCCGGGATTTCCAAGATAGATGCCACGATCCTGGATGCATACACGGCTACCACATATTCGATTTTCTGCCCTTTGATCGCATTCCCCCAGGTCCTGCACACAGATAATAAATACGCCTGTATTTTCTGCTCAATCTGTTCCTGGTAGGCTTCTGCTCCAATCCTTACCGTAGCCGCCAGCTGAATTGATACGGATATGTTAAGGGTCAGATTCGTCGCTGTTGTGATCGTCACTGCTGCTCCAATGGGCGCCATGCCGTAACCATTTCCTGAAGGTTCAGATCCGCCCTGCTCCGGAGGACAGATTGCTTTTTGCACCTGTGCAACAAGTCCGCTCTCTGCCGGTGTTAATTCACTGTCCAGAATGCTGCACAGCACCGTTCCCCCGCCCTTCCATGCAGGATATACCTGCACAGCTCCTACTCCTTCAATGGCAAGGATTGTGTTTCTGTAAGCAGCTATATTTCCGCCAAAGGAAGCCACATCGAAACTCTCGAAAAACCGTGCCCGCAGGGAATCATCGTTTTCCTCATCTGACCCCGGAGTTTTAATTTCCCCAAGCTCTGCACTTGTAAGGCCGGAAACCGCCGTAATGGGAAGCATATTGCCGGTATAAGAATTTCCTATGGTTCCCGGCACTGAACAGGTCATTTCATACACATACCGGTCTTTTTCGCTGCTTATCAGTCCACCGCTCCTAAATATGACAGATGCTGCCCCGTTGATGGTCTTAAACAGGGATCCTTCGGGAATCTCCACGTTGAATGTCCCCTGCCGTACCGCCGGAGTAGGCGCTTTCCGGACTATGTTGCGTTCCGCACAGACATAATCCAGATACTCCCCTACTGCAGTACCTGCATAAGCATTTTCCTGTACCTGTGACAACAGCATATACAAGCCTTCCAGATACCAGGCAACCGGTCCAAGCGCAGTCTGGATGATACTTCCCTGACGCCTGTCGATCTTATCAGATACCCGTCCTAACAACTGCGTCTGTATTGCCTTTTGGGTATATCCTTTAAAATCAATCACATTTCCACCTCCTCTGAAAAAGTCCCGTATACAGTTACAACGTCAAATGATACTGTCAGAATTCCACTGTTCTGTTCCAAGCATTTAAAATTCTCCACTGATAAAATCCTGTTATCCAAAGAAAAAGCCTCCTCGATCCTGCGGGGAAGCTCACTTACAATATAATCATATTCTTCTCCGACCAAATCCTCCAGTTCAGTCCCAAAATTGCTGTCATAGATCTGCCAGCGGAAGCGCTCATTCTGTAGAATAATTTCTACCGCCTGCCTCATAGCTCCCAGTCCCTCGTCCATCCCGGAAATCTGTCTGGAAGACCAGTCGATCAGGAATGTGTTTGTAGGCTGCTCTATATGCTTTAAGGATGCATCCAGACCTACGCCATCGGGTAATGTTGCCATACTTCCTCCTTACTGTGCCTTGGAAAGGACAATGTAACGGTTCCCACGGGAAACCCGCAGCATAACAACCTTGTCCCCTACAGCCAGCCCTTTATTGACTGCAACGGCCCCTCCACCGCCTCCCTGCACCTGAACGGTCTTCGGGATTACGGATTCTGTAAGGATCAGTCCGGCCTCCGGCTTGGGCTGGGAGGTTCCGTCTACCAGAATGGAAAGAGGCGATACCGTAGCCACAGTTCCGAACGCAACCTCCGTAGGCTTCATTGCTTTCTGATTTTCCTGCATGATTTCCTGCATTACACCTAATAGATTAGACAATATTTATTCCTCCCAACTGTCCAAAGTCTTTCACTTCAATACTCATGGTATGATCGTGTTCATCCCCCTCAAAGGTATGTGTTACCTTTTCTGCTATCATAAGCCGTGAAACAGCAAGGCCATCCACAGCCCCGATCCTCACCGGAATAATCATCCCGGCCCGAAGACCCGGAATACCAATCGAATCCAGCGATAATGTTTGCAGCACCCGGTTGTAATATTGCAGATACTGCCTACACATCTCATCGATCTGGGCTTCGTTCAGATTTTCGTCTACCTCATCATAATACTGGAGCAGACCCCATTTCTTAATGGTATCGCTGTCCTCATGTATATAGGCATCCGTCCGGCCGCTGTTCTTATTTTTACGCACCAGCTTCACGCGGTTATATGTATTGCTGTCAATATCCCGCTTATAGGTATAATCTGTTACCAGGCTTTTATCTCCCAAAAGCGTAGTAATGAACATATTCTTTGCTTCCGTCAGACACAGCTCTCCGCAATTATCATAGAAATTATAGATCTTTCCGGTCTGCACAATCGTTTGGGCCAGGGCGTCAAATATAATATCCAGACATCCCTCATTTTCCTTGTCCAGATACGGGAACGCATAACCCGCATCCTCCATGGCCCCCACTTTCAGGCCAAAATCCGCTGCGATCTGCCCGATGATCTGGGGCAGGGTCATATTCTGGAACAGATAACTGGCATTCGCTTTCAGGTATCTCAGCTGATCTCTGGCCGTATATGACACCTCTCCGTCCTTATTACGTTCTGCGGTAAAAATATACCCTTTAAACATCTTTACCCCTTCCACGGAAAACTCTACGGAGCTCCCTTCCGGAATAGCGACCCCGCTGTCTTCCAGACAGGTAAAGGTGAGGGAGCCCGGTGTATCAAACCGCTCTGTTATAAGTTCAATTTCCCGGGCTGTGGTCGCGTAATCTGTAATTACTGTCTGTGTGGCCCCACCTGGAGCCGGTTCCGTTGTCTGGACCTGTAATGTTATACTGCTCATACGAATCACCCTGTTATCTGAAGCTGGCTTTCCTGTACCCATCCATAAGAGCCAACATGAACCGGATAAGGATTTCCGGAGACAATCCGTGTCACGGTAGTGCTTATATTATTCGCTGTACCATGAGGCTTTCCGCCGTAGCTGTCATAACAGTATTCCCCATTTACCACTACAGACGCCCCTACCCGCAGCACCGGCGTTTCCACTGCCCTCTGCTGCTCTGTGGATGCATCGCTTTGAACCGGTTCTCCTCCGGACGCCGGAGGCGGGGTTGTAACGATGCTGACGGTTTGCGGAGCGTAATCCCTGTACTCCTGCAGCTCCAGCGAATAGTACATATCTCCCGGCTCTCCACCCTTATCGGTAGTCTCGAATTGACTGATAATACAGCGCATATTTGTATCGTACAGATCCGAGCGGCTGATAATAAGCCGCCCCTTCTGTTTGCCCTTCATTGCCTTACTGATCTGCTTCTCATACCACTGCGGGCTTTTTGCGCCCTTATTGATATAAGGATCTGCACTATTCTCGCCAGGGAAAAAGCCTTTCCAGGAAACTTCTCTTAAGCCTGGCCGCTTCTGCACAACAACCTCTCCCACGCCGATGATATCCTGTTTCTTGTTATTGCTTGGATATTTAATTTCAATCTCCTCCGGATTGACCGGTATCCGGATCTTTGTACTTCCAAATTTCAGATAGATGGAAGTTGTATTTTTAAGCTGTCCCATCCCATCCTCCTATCCGTGCGATACTGCTGTTCCGGCAGCAGCCTGTTCGATCAGGATCGCTTTCAATTTATCCGCAATATCACTGGCAGTCAGATTCTTGGCAGCGCTTTCCGGAATGGACACATGGATCTGCGGCGCCATAGTCTGAAGCTCTATGTTATTCATATAGCGGCGTTCTGCCAAATCCCTGTAGATCTTGATATCTTCATCGGAAAGCTTTACATCATCTTCGATCTTGCCGACTTTCCCAACCTTGCCAATGTCTCCAAGGTTGTCCACAGTTGGGATAGATGATGCGTCAAAACCATTCAGGCCTCCCAGATTATCCGTCAATGACTCCAGGCTGAGATCCATGTTGTCCAGCTTAGCCCCCAGACTTGCACCAACATCCCCCCATTGTTGCGACGTCGCAACCACATCGAGTTCTGACATACGTTTGATCTGGACTGCATTTTCTCCGAATGTATCATCAACCCAGCCGGACATCTTGCCGCGGAATCCGGATACAACACTGGCCATATCCGTTCCCAAAAGTGCATCAATGGCTCCGGCTGTTGTTTCGACAATTCCCAAAATTGTATCAAATACATCAAAAAATAACCGGGCGGTCGCTCCCAGAGGATCGTTCCAAACATTCGCAAAGAACTCCGCAAATGCAGCAATCACATTCCAGAGAGATGCAAAGACATTGTAGCCGACTGCATACAGCAATCCTAAAATTTGTCCAACAAAGCTCCCGACTTCCTGCATTCCGAATCCAAATTGTTGGGCGGCAATCAGGGCTGCTGAAAAAACAGCTATCAGCAGTAATATCTGCCAGTTTGCTGCCGCCCAGGCTGCAGCTGATGCCAATGCACTTCCTACATTGGCCATGCCTGCTAAAATCGCTTGTCCATTCAATATGACAAGCGCCACCCCTATTGCCGCCAATATAGGTAAAATAAAATCCAGATTATTGGATACCCACAAAGCGCCCTGACCAATCGCAGATAACGTCCCAACTCCTATCTGTGCAAGAACTGTGAACAAGGTAATTGCCTGCATAATAGCCTGCTGACCTTCGTCTGAATTCAAGAATTCACTCCATCCAGAAAAGCTATCCTGCAAGTTTTTTTGAATTGCGTTTTTTCCCATGGTAAAAGCTTCTGCCAGTGTCATAGGCATCTCTTGAAATTGTGCATCTATCTCATCCGTCGCTTTCAGCATAGCATTTTTTACTACTTCTGCCGTAATCTGTCCCTCTGATGCCATATCCCGGATTTTACCTATGTCCTCTCCCAGGTAATCCGCAATCGTTTGGATGATATTGGGCGCTGCCTCAAAGATTGCATTCAATTCCTCACCGCGGAGCACACCAGCACCCATTGCCTGGGTCAGCTGCAGGGATGCTGAGGAAATCTCCTGCTGCGATGCACCTGCAATCTTAAACTGCTTATTTAAGTTTTCCGCAAACTGGACAATCTCTACACTGGAGGAAAATGCCTTACCGGCACGCTGTCCCAGGCCAGCTACCACCTGTGCCGTAGCATCATATGCAGACCGGGTACGCTGCGCCGACACATAGATCATATCCTGCAATTCGGCTGTGGACTGAAGCCCATCATTCATTAAATTCAGGCGGGCTGTAATCTGTGTCTGCTGATCAGCAACCCCTAAGAAGGATCTTACCAAACTTACCGCACCAGTTGCTACTGCGATCTGGCGGAATGTCCGAAGAAGATCACCTGCTGCTCTGCCTGTCCGTTTGGTTTCTTCTGTATGATTCCGCTGATTTACATCAATCTGCTGGATCGTCTGTTTGATCTCATTCATTCCCTGTACAGAAATATACTGGAGTGCATCGGACATCTGATTGATACTCTGTGTTACTCCATCAATGGACTGTCTGGTTTTCTCCGATTCACGGGCAGACTGTGAGGCCAGATCTGTTATGCCATTGTTGACAGAAATCAGGCTTGAAAGAGCCTGCTCCCCCAGATTGATGAATGTATGGAAAGAGGAAGAAAACTGATCTGTCAATGTAAGTGTTTCATTTATTTTCCCCATCAATTTTACCCCCTTGTCTTTTTCTTGATCTCTTTATGTTCTTTCTCCAGAAGAGCCGCCATAAGAAGCCGTTCCTGTATTCTCAGATTCATAACTTCACTTGGGAAAATACCATGATCACACAGCATTCTTTGCATAAGCTGTACCGTCATGGTATTTTCCGCTACTAGTTTTTTGCTTCTTCATCCAGTTCACTCAGTTCTTCATCATCGGTCACTAAATCATTGATCTTCTTGATCTCCCTGACTAATCGGTTGTACTCCCCAACAGTCAACATACGCCCTGGTACATCCAGCGGATCCACTACTTTGTAATGTGCGCATAATTCGGAATCCTTAAAATTAGGGCTTACAACACAGGCTCCTACTAACAGCTTTCCGTACTTATCATCATCAAGTTCCCGGATCAGCTGGCCATTCATCTTGCTCTTTCGAGTAGCCTGCTTAATCAGACGGTTATTCGTCTCCTGATCAATTACACGAATCACAAACGGTACTGGCTTGCCATCCTCCCCTACTGCTCTTTTTGTAATTACTACCTCTTTCGTTTCCTCCATAACCGGCGGAAGCAGGAATGCTTTAATATCTCCCATAATAATTTCAACCTCCTAACTGTTCCGGGTCTTTAAACCAATTCAGAACCTCGATATTTGTGTAAGAAAATCCTACTTCCATCTCCAGAAAATCAGCGTCTGCATCCAGAGATGAAATGGGGAGTTTCTGAAGTTTTACATTGTAAAATACCACTGTCTGCGTCCCTACCGTGGAAGATGGATCATCATTTGTGATCTGGATCGTAAAATATGGTAACTTCCCTGTCTTCAAATAATCCTGAAGCATTCGCAGGAAATGCGGCGTTCCATAATAAATGGTCATGGAACCTGTCAGAGATACGCCCGTAGTCTTTTTCTGGACCAGACGGGTCCCTACTACCTTAAAGTCAGATTCCTGAAATTCTGCATTGGAATCAAATTTTTTTAGTCCAAACATCTCATGGTTTTCGCCATCAATTGTCATGAACCCGCTTCCTGCCTTTCCATTTAGGGCGTCCCGTTCAAGTAAAAAGCTCATGTACTACCTCCTATTCTGCTTCAACGTTTACAGATACTGTAACCGTCATGAAGATCTTCTCGATGCTGTCCACCGGCTGGATTTTCACGGCGATCAGAACTGCATCAATGCTATTTCCGGCCTCCACCGTTACATCCTCAGCCTCAAAGTTCTGGACACCGCTATTTGCCTGCATATCGTTCAGATACCCTACAATCCAGCCTTTTAGCAGGCTGCGGCCGGTCTCATCATTACTTACCTTGCCGATGAAATAATTACTGAAATGCTCATATACATCATTGCAGAACTGATTCAGCACCCGCATAACACGGTTTTTGGAATATTCCTCACCCTTATCCACTGCAAAGCTGGTAAATGTGTTAATATCTGTGCATACCTTAACTTTGTCAAAGGTATCAATAAAAACAATTTCCCCGGCCTTAATTGCCTCTTCGATCTGCGCATCCGTCAGCTTCGGGCAGGCTTCCAGCGCGTTGGGATAACGAGAATAGGTCAGGGACTGGTTATACAACGCTCCTGCCTCTGCTCCGCCTAACCACCACGTTGCTTGCTGCGGAGTTAATACGGTTCCATCGTCCAGCTTAACTCCGTTCTTGACTGAAATTACCCACTCACTATTTGATACAGAAGCATCGGCCATAACCGCCTGACATTTCAGTCCCACATTGTTTGAGACACGCTTGACAAAAGCAGCTACTGCCTGAATCGTTGTCTTATCCTCACCGTCATAGACCATTACATCAAACTTATATGGCTCCATTGCCGTGAGCCATGCGGCATAATCCGTGGTTGCTACAGTAGGGTCCTTTCCTCCTGTCAACTTTTTCCCTGCGGTCGCTTCAAGCTCTCCGGATCCGCTAAATACAACCCACACATTCCCTACAAGCTCTTCTGCCGTCTTGACTGTCTGTTCATCTCTCACAGATCCATCAACTACAGTTGCGACCTGGAAAGTCTTTTCTTCATCCGGATCCGCCGAAATAATAATGGCAATATCATTTCCCCGTACACCGTCATACACAGCCGTTGCGGTCAATGTCCCGATTGTTGCAGTTGCTTTTGCCCCACTGGTTCCTTTGGGGCGGTATAGAAGGATTTTTGATGGCCCTGCCGTGGTATCGCTTCCCTTCATCATTTCCCTGAGGAACAGCGCTTTTTCACTTGTAATATCGTAGCCGATATATGGTGTCAGATCCTCTCCTGGGATAATCGTCTGTACAATCCCTGACGGTCCCCAGGAAAGAGGTTCTGCGATCGCTACAATCCCCCGTGTTCCAATATTTGCCCTGATGTTGCCCTGCGACTTGGTGTTGATGTATACACCCGGCTGGGCTTTGTTCTGGCTTGTCCATGTGCCTCCTGCCATTTTTGACCTCTCTTTCTGTATAATACGTATTGCTTTTATACGTATTGCGTGGTATAATACTGATTGTAAGGAGGAATAGGAAATGCCCAAAAAGCCAATCGAAATGGAAAGAATCATCCTCTCCGATGGTTGGGTGTTTAAATCTCAGACCGGATCCCACCGGCATTATACACACCCGACAAAATCAGGAAAAGTTACGATTCCTTTTCATTCAAAAGAATTGCCAAAAGGCACTGAAAATTCCATCTTAAAACAGGCGGGGCTGAAATAGCCCTGCCACCCTAAAACAGGAGGTATGTATATGTTATCTGTGTATCCAGCTTGTTTCTGCAAAGAAGAAAACGGCTACTCTATTTTCTTCCCCGATCTTAACTGGCTTGCTACCTGTGGAGATACTTTAGAAGATGCTATGGAAATGGCTGTAGACTGTCTGGCAGGCTATCTTTATGACTGCAAAAAAGAAAATGAACCAATCCCAACTGCTTCCGAAATGAATACCCTCTCTGTAGAAGCACAGCTAAAAGAATTTTATGAAGATTCTCCCATTCCTTCTTACTTTATAAACATGGTGTCTGTCGATGTGGAAGCTTATGCAAAAGAGCACTTTGAGAAATCTGTAAAAAAGACCCTGTCCATTCCGGCATGGTTAAACAAAGCCGCCTTGGAGCAGGGCATCAACTTTTCTCAAACTCTCCAGGAAGCCCTCCTTGCAAAGCTCCGGGCATAATCCTAAAGGCCGTCCTAAATGGGCGGCTTTTTATTTGTCCTTTAATCTCTCATCTAAAAGCTTTCTTGCCTCTTCGATAGTATATTCTGGTTCTGTCAGGATCACCCTGGCAAAATCCCGCTGATACCCGGCCAAATGCTTGCTTTTCAACAGTTTACTGGTGGAGTATTTTTGTCCGTCTCTTTTGTGCGGCGTCGCAACAGTAGACTTAGACTCTGTACTCTTATTTGCCTTTGATGCCATAACGTTCCTCCATTTCCTGCATTGGATTTCCTTCCTCCGGCAGCCGCACCCGTTCCCTGATGTGAAATTGATAATGCAGCTCCCCGTCTTCCGTCTGCCACTGCCTCTCATAGGTCCGTATCCATGCTGTTTCACTGCCTCCATCTGAATAAGGGAACAATTCCAGTACCGAATCCAGATAATCTGCAATCTGGAGAATCTCTGCGTTGGCATTAACAATGTTACGTTCCTGAACAAACACAATGTCCACACCCAGATCACGCAGGAACCGCTCCCCCACCTGCCCCTCTATGGTAGAGGGCATGAAAAAAATAAAAAAGCAGGGTGGTTCTGTTCCCTGGGGATTGGGACTGTCATAAACCGGATACGTCGGGTATCTGGAAGTAAGGACGCCTGCAAGGCTGTTTACAATATGATCCAATGTAAAAGTCATTTGAACGCCTCCCTTACCCGCTTATCCAGCTCAATACGGACCACAGAGCGGTATTTTCCGATTGCTTTCTGCTTCATGTATTTTCCTTTCACATAGGTAGTCTTTGTACCGACCATCAGACCGCCTGAGCCGTCTGGAGACCGTTCCAAAAGAGAACCGTTCTTAATCAGGCCCGGAACAAAATGCTTGTCCACACGATGACCGTCATTCACATAGGAAGCATACTGCATATGATTGTTTAATTCTGTCCGCACGCTTCCCCCCGAAACAATAGGCGTTGTCTGGCTGTCCGTAGCCCAGTGCTGGGCCATATCCCCCGACCGCATATTGGTTCCCGCAATCGTTCCATCATTGGGCGGTGTATTCTCTGTCGCCACCCGTATAGCCTCAATCGTGGCGCCCTCTGCCACCTCTGCCATGATCTTTGATACGTCCTGCCCGGCCTTGCGCAGTTCATTTAACCTTTTCCTCATCTGAGCACCAAAACTTGACATCTAATCACCTCACAACATTGTCTTTCAGCAGCCCAACTTCTTTATGCTCCAGACCGGTCATTCCCCCGCCTACTGGATCATAATAGGCCACCGGTGCTCCGGCCACATACCGTTCCGGCTGGTTTGCATGTCCCAGTGCTCCGCCTCGTATCACCTGCAGCTCATCTCCCGCCCGGATATCCACAGACAAGTCACAGGCTAATTTCTCTGATGCCCGTTCTCTGGATGCATTATCCGTCATCACAGGGCCGTCCTTCTTTGGGCTGTAGATTCGGCATAAAACAGGAACCGTGTTTACTTTCTGCCGTTCCTGCCGGGTCACATTCCCCTGTTTCTGAGCTGACACTCTGTAGATATCAACGGTATCCGTATACCACCCGGCAAAAATAGGATTATCAAATAGCATACATACCTCCCATTCCTACCATACGGGCCATTGTGACCAGCTGGGAGCCGTACTGGGTGGTATTCCAGCTTCCCCATTTTTCGGTTCCCGCTGTCACAGCGCTGTTGTCATAACTGACAGAGGTATCACCCATGGACACTGTTTTTACAACGCCCTTTTGCTCTGCATTCCCTGCTGCCTGTCCAGTGCTCTGGGAACATGGCGAATACGTTTTAAGGTACATCGTGGAAAAATGTGCTACATACAGCCCCACTGCATACCGCCACATACTCCCCCATCGGGATGGCAATACACTGTCATTTGCCTGGTCTACGAATGTCTGAAGCATGGTTTCCGGGATCAGGCTTTTACGCCGGATCTCTCCTGAGCCCATGACCGTATATTCTTCCTGACAAAACTGTGGGAAATCCTCCAGAAAAGCAGGGATGGTATAGGAACCCTGCTCCCCTGGCTGAGGAATATTTGCAGCTGTCGATTTTGCACTGTGAAACGCATCATAGATTGTCCCCATACCATCATCTCCTTATTTCTTTGTATTTTTCTTTCCAGAAGGCTTTTCATCTTCCCGAACCGCTTCTGCCGCATTTTCCTGCGTATCTGGGCGAATGTCTGCCCTTTCTGCCTTTTCTGCAGCCGCCTCGTCCGCAGTTTCCAGCTGTTTATCCTTCCTGCCCTGAGGAGTGGCGATCATACCGGACTCAATCGCAGCCGCAATGAGCCAATGCCCTGCCACGTCCTCCGGAATTTCTCCGATATAATCCTTCGGAATTACATAGGGATCTGCCCCATCCCTCGGAATAAGAAATCTGTTTTTTGAAATGATAAACATCCTGTACCTCCCTTAAATTCCATCTACATACAATACAGTCTGATCGTAGAATACCTCTACCTCAGACACATTGGCCGCATATGCCGTGTCATAGCAGAACTGCTCTGTGTTCGGCCCTGTCATGGCACGGGTTAACGGTGCAAGTTCATCCATAGCGAGATAACGCTCTTTATTGCAGTACACTGCCATACGGTCCTTTTTACTGGCTCCTGCACCCTTACACCAGGATGTGGCGCCAATATACAGATCCACTCCGTTCTGCTTTGCCACATTGTTTTCCAGAAGGAAAGCAAGGATCGTCTTTTCTGCCAGATCGCTCACTCTGGTGGTTGCCAGATAATTAAACTGTTCATACGGCATAATGATATGGTTCGGGATTGCATCCCGGTCATATTCTGCCGCCGCCCAGGCTACCAGGATGGCCGTATTGATATCATCCAGAATCTGATCCGGCGTCTTACTCTTAAATGTAGTGCCGCTGGAAGATCCTGTAGCAGCTGCACTGGTGATCGTAACATCCGCATTGTTTAACAGGCCGGTGGTTCCGTAGCGCTTGAATCCTGCATATGTGTTTTCCTCCATATGTTTATCATATGTCAGGCGCAGGCCATCCCTAAGCAGGCTGTCAAGATTGCGGCCTGTCATATTGCCTCTCTGCATATCAATCCACATGACGCGGGTTCCCATGGCTACCATGTGGGACTTATACATCCCCTTCTCAAAATTCGCCTGGATCATGGGGATACCGTTCGCACCTCCGGCGTGATGCAGATTATCGCCAGAGCCTCCGGCAGTGCCGTATCCTACCTGCATAGCGCTGACAAATTCAGCCCAGCCTCCTCCCACTCTCATAGGAATATCACGGGCGTATGTAACGCTGGTCAGCGGTGTTCTCACTAACGTATCTCTTTTTTCCAGCTCTGATGTTAAAAATGCCTGTCCGGAAGCAATCCCGGCGGCATCCATTGTCATGCGAGCAGCGTTTCCGCCAGTGGCACTCCCACCAGCGCCCCGTGCTACCTGCATGCCTAAATCCATTGTACCTACATTCTGAAATACCATTTTGATCCTCCTTATGCGTTAATCATTGTCAGGATACTCAGTTCAGCCACGCCGTTTGCATCAGCGTTTCCTCTCCACTGAACATTTGTCAATTCTACAGTATTTTCACTGTCTGCCTCTGCCTCAAATCCCCCTACCAAAGCCTTTGGATGACTTCCGTTTGCTTTAGTACGGACATATACCTTTCCTCTGATAGCCGGGGTTCCTTTCTGGCAGATTACGTTGATCCGACCACGCTTTAATACAGGCACAGCCTCTCCTGGCTGATATCCTCCGGCGTTCTGGTTCAGATAATCCGTAGCGGATTTAATCTCTCTGGCTGCCACACCCACAAACTGATCTGCGGTGCTGCTGCCGCCGAAGGGAACCACTGCACCAGCTGTCCCATAAACTACAGCCTGTCCGAATACTACTGCGGCATCTCCCTCCAGAGGATGGGAATCCACGATCATATCCGGCTGTCTGGAATAACTTCCGGCGTATCCGTGCGGCATTGTTTTTCCGATTGTCTGTCCTCTCATTCCTGTGTACCTCCATTCTTATGCGGATTCATTTTGTCATAAGCGCTCTGCAGCCTGCTTAAATCTGCATCAGGCTTATGATCCGCTGCATTCTGTGCATTATGCTGGGCTGCCTTCATAAGCTTTGCAATATCCCCGTCAGCTCCGGATCCTGTTACGCAGGCGATCAGGGCATCCGATACCGCCTTGCGCTCCTTTTCATCTTTGATCGCAGCTACAGCAGGCCTTGCAGCCTTTAAAAGAGCAGCGGCCAAAGCCTTGTCCACTGTAGGGGCCTGTTCACCGCTTCCCTCTGTCGGAACTACTTTGGCTTCCTTCTTTTCCTCTTTTTCTTCCTCTTTCCCCTCCAGCTTCCGGATAGCTGCATCCATCGGATCCTCTTCTGGTTTTTCCTTTGCAGCTTCATCAAACAGGTTTAATAATCTGTCGATTTTCTGATCCAGAGCCGTTAAAAAAGCGGAATCCTGTACCGTCTGAGCGGTACCCTCTTTTTCCTTTTTGCCTGGCTCTGTTCCATCACCGCCGCCGGAAGAGTCCTCTTCCTCAAATGCATCTGCCGCATCCATAGCCAGCTGTTCAATTTCCTCCGGGCTTTTATCCTTTACGGCCTGCCCGAAGAGTTTGAAAAATAACCCATTCTTTTTCATAGCTTTCCTTTCCGGCTTCTCAGCCTGTTCTTTTTTTAATGTATCTGAATCTAAAATTGCGGCCCGCTTCCCGGCTCTTCCCCGGTTTACGACCGCAATGTGATTCCCTCTTATATTCTTTTGGCAGAATGCTCCGGAACCGTCCGAAACATATTCGCACTCATACCCGCAGCTGATCTCCCTCTTCCCCTGCTGGATCGCATCAATCAGGCTTCGGTCATGGATATGCAGGTCTGCAATTACATAACCTTCCCATTCGTCAGTCCCTTTCCTGATATTCTGAGCATGACCCTTTTCGTACATGCTCACAGTATCCGGGGTAAGAAGCTCCGGCGGATGATCGTCCGTTGTCGGTTTCCCTTCAAAACTTGCCAGAGCAGCCTCAGAAAATACTTCCTCAGGTGGCCGATGAACGATTACCACCTTTTCTGCATCAGCACCAGAAAGTCCCAGCTCCCGCCCCAGATACTCCTGGTCTCCAGTCCGGGCAATCGGAACATTTCTGCAAATCAAAAAGCCCTCTCCAGTTTCAATCTGATTGGGGCTTATGGTGTATCCGTAATATGCAAGCATCTCTCTGTTTCCTTTCCGCACTTCGTACACCGCCTCACATACCCGCCATAAGGGCCATAGCGGCGGCACCAGTGCTTTCTATACAGGTGCTCACATTCAGGATTCGCCCTGCAAAAGAACCGTTTCAGCCAGTTTAGAAATCTACTCATTGTGTACTCCTTCCTGTTGCGACGTCGCAACGCTAAAAATGGGTACAAAAAACCACCGGCCATTTCTGACTGGTGGTATTTCTCCTCAATTATTTTTGCTTATCTTAACTCTGTAGCAAAGTATACACTATAGCTCTCTCCGCTGTATTATAAGACCTCTTTTATATCTTCCTCTGCCAGCAACTCTCCGTTGCCATCTCCATACTTTATTCGGGCAACCATAACATCCGTATCATCTGTATCTGATTTATTGGCATATGTGAGCATCTCAAGTCTACATTTAACGCGCCTGCCATCTGCTAACAACAGCGTTAATACCTCTCCGCGTTCTCCCTTTTCAAATATCTTCTTTAAGTTTGGTGATATCTTAGCCCTGTACATAATCAAACCTCCTTTACCGGATGCAGGTGTACGCCCTTGCTGGAATAACGAATTGCAAAACGCTTTGTTTCTTCGTATCTTCCTTTTCCAAGGTTAAAGTACCTTCCAATCGGTTCTTTTGCGCTGATGTATTCAATAGGGTACTGCTGATTCTTACGGAATTCAAATTCTCCTGTCCCAGAATATTCATCCACCAGCTTCTGAACATCCACACTTTTATAGAACATATCTGGTGCTGTTCCTTTGGTTTCCAAATCAGAACGTACCCTTTGTCTCCACTTTTTAGTTCCCTGAATATGTTCCTGCTGTTTCACATTTCTTACAGCTATGTTTATAGATCCATCTTTTAATTTTTCTTTGAATTTGCGGGACTTTTCCAGATTTTCAACTTTTTTTCTAAGTACCTCAATTTTTTCACCTTCAGTATACTTCATTTTCTGGAACTTTGCAAAATCTTTCGGTACTTCCTCCCCTAAAACAGCCCTATATTCCTTATGCTGCCTCATATCCCGCAAAAGCCTCTGCCGGTTCCGCTCCTTCTCCCGATAAGCCTTGATCTGCTTCTTCGTCCGGGGATCCCGGTCAATAGGATTCTTTTCAGGATTGGAAAAATCCTTATCCTTCTGGATCTGCTTTTCTGTCTTTCCTATCGTTGTATATTTAACCAATGAATGAAGGCAGTTAGGATGAATATTCAGGTAGGTATTCGTCAGATCATCCGCCCCATCCGGATCTACCTTCCCGAAAGCCAGAGACAACGGAGGATAGTCCGGGTTCATTCCGCTTTTACTGTACACTCTTCCCTCCAGAGCCGCGCATACCTTGCAGGTGCTTCCAACCTTCACGATCTGCCACAGATCGTAATCGTCAGCCGTAAGAAGGGCTGCCACCTGGGCCTGACGGGCTGTTGTGCGGACAGCCATGTTCCCATAGCTCTGCAAAGACCACTTTCGCCCCGCCTTATCCACAAAAGCGGTAATCCCCTTATTCTGCATCTCCTGTACCATGGCCTGACTGCTGTTGATCCATGGAGTTCCTGCTGCCTCCTTGCGCAATACCTTTTTAAGTGCTGTTTCCCGGAAGGGATCAGCCTCCAGTCTCGCAATCGTGTAGACCTTCCGTACGCTCTCATAAGCTGTTTCTGAGGCCTCTGTAAGCTCACCCAGAAGATTATCAGTCAACTGCTGTATAATAGCAATCCGGGGCGCTGAGAATGTCTCAGTCATCTTCCGGGCATTCGAGTAACCCGAAGCATCCTTATCCGAATGGTAGAATATCTTTTCTATCATCGTCGGGACATAGGCCCAGGACTGATCTATCATACTTTGCAGAATCTTCTGGACACGTTCCAGAGCAGCTACCTCAGCATAATCTACATGGCCCACCGACCGCTTACGGTTGATCACATTTATGATTTCCTGCTCTGTCCGCAAAAACAGCATACGCATATAAGCCGTTACATCTGCCCGATCTGGTAGAAGGATCTTCATCTGCCGTGTCATTCAAAATCCCCCTCATTGCCTGATGCTGGTTCCCGTGGAAGCTCTAAGCCCATCAGAGGATCCTGCATCGCTCTGGAACTGCTGTAAGTCTGACCTCTGCCCGCCTCGATGCTTTCGTCCGTGATTTTTCCAAACATTCCGGTTTCTTCGGTCAGTGTCTGGAGTTCCTGCTGTGCAGTAGCAGAATCGATCAGATCATTTTGGTATACCGCCAGAATTGCATTCGTTTTGCGTTCTGCAATCTCCGCAGTTTCCTTGGCATCTGGGGTCTGCATGGGTGGAAAATCAATCTCCAAATCATCCGGTATCTGTCCCCAGGCCGATAATGCCATAATCGGCAGTAGTCTCTCAATGATAGCCCGGAAATCTGTTTCCCGCAGGCCGTCTATGTAATCATAATAATTACGCATATCAGATTCGCCAGTAGCATTCATCCCAGCAGGCGAGCGCCCGAAGAGCTTCGTGACCGGTGTTCTGGCTGCACCTGCCACATCCATCATCACTCTGTCATACACATCAGCAAGGCCGGTAAACGTATACTGGACATTGTGCATGGCGTCGCCCTTGTTGATGATGCGGGTTCCGAAGTTGCTTTCCATGATTGCCTGGGCCTGCATCAGGTTCCAGAACCTGCGCTGCATCTCTGTATTTGCCGTCCCCAGCAGCTGATCCAGTCCATCCGCTTCGAGATAGTTGACATTTGCCCGGAAAGTCAGCGCTGCAATATTACCGGATACATTGTCCCGCTTGACAACCTCGCTGTAAATCGCCTCCAGCTCCGACTCTCCCCAATACTGTTCAGCCACCTGTTCCAGCCACGGCAGCTCCCGCCCAATGAACCGGATCACCCTGCTGTGATGCACACGCACAGCCGTCTGGCCTGTAGTCTCATCCCGGATAATATAATAATCCGGCAGTCCAAAATCAGGATCGGACGGATCTGTTACCACATCACTTTCCGGATATACACCACTCCACCGGTCCAGAATCTGCAATCCCAGGAAGCTCCCGGGCATTATGCTGTCCAAATCCAGAGGCTGGGACATATCATTTTGTCCCCTGATAAGAATCACTCCAACTGCACCACCATACAGCCTCCCCCAGCACAAGCCTGTCAGCAATTTCTTTCGCAGCTGGGTGGTCCGTTCTAAGCGGGCCATCTGGTCGATATATTCCGGAGCGATACCCGATCTGATCTCATACCATTTTCGGATCATATCATTGGGGATTGTAGCTACGATGTTCTGAACAATCCAGTTATCCCGGTACAGACTGGTTAGGAGCTGGTAGTTCTGGGTCATACGGGTCAGGGGATATTCTGTCGCCTGCAAAAGATCCATGGTACCGAATCCAATCCGGGCCGCAGGATTAGAAAAGGCATCCATCGTAACTGTGGATGCCTGTGTTGTGTCTGCCCGTGTACGGCGGGTGTTTCTTCTCTTGGACATAATCAATTTTCCTTTCTATCAGCCACATAGGTTACTTCCATCTCTGCCCCTGCGTCATTACTTACAACCGTAGTCGGGCCATATGTCCGCAGGGCCTTGTAGGCGGCAATCTCTTCGGGGGTGAGATCGCGCTCAATGGGGGTAGCGAGAACATATTGAAATTTAAAATCTCCTTTTTCTTTTAGCCAACTATTCCATATCTCTACGGATTTGAATTCACTTTCCGGTGGGAACGACGCTGTTATTTCCAAATCGTATGAATATATTTTAGGGAGATTTACGATATTGTCATCCCAAATAAAATTCTTGTACGGCAAGTAATTACAAAAGCTTCGATGGATAGCAGAGGACGGACGGTCGTTGATTAGTATTTGAAAATTATTATTGCCTGAATTTGTTATACGGTGTTTCCAAGCTTCGGTTCCATCTAAAATTCGTGTTTCAATTCTCTGCACATACTTCCCTCTCCCCAAGTCCACTTCGTCACAAACCCACTGCTGACCGTCCGCGTCGGTGTAGTTACCGTCCTTGCTAACCGGTACACCGGGGAGGCCGTTAGGAGTTTGGAGGGTGAGGGTCTGGGGTTCGCGGTAGGGTTCGTAGGTCTTTATATCTCCAACAGCAAGCATATATTCCAGCCCAGACGCCGATGAGAGTAAATCATAAAAACCTTTAACAGGCTTACTTCCTATAGAACTGCAAACCCTGGTTTGTCCTTTATCAATACCAAACCAGACATTCGAATCATCGGTTCCGATAAATTTAATATTGCCACCATTTGATGCTTTTCCATTCGTCATAAGAGTAACTACCGTGTTTGCTTCCAACGGAAATTCGCAAAAAACATTGTAATTGTTAGGTTTTAACAGATTACTGCCAGCTACCTCAATCTCAATACTCCCGCCCTCTCCAGCACTCACTATCTCCTGCGGATACTCCGGGCTGGGGGACGGTTTGCCGCCGGTGTAGGGTTCGTGGGGTTTCTCTTCTGCTCCTTTGTTAAGCATATACCAATAATCATTAAAATTAATAATATTATTGGAATTCGCATCATTTCTATATGCGATAGTCACGTATCCATTTATGCTCGGAAAAGTTCTGCTTTGCCCTTTATATACCCCATTAGTAGCAGTAGTATTTTCGGGAGAAATTTCTTGTACATTACCGCTTATCAGCATAATATATGCACTTGAATCTGTAGAACTTTTTGGTATATTGGATGATAATGTAAAAGTCCCTTCTCCAACTGGGAGATTTATATATTCAAATGCTCTAAAATTATTTTGCTTTACTTTAGATTCGTCTAGTAACTGCGCCCCAGTCGTTTTCACCTGCGTACTCTTCCCAAACACCCTCAGCCCCAGGAACGGACGGCCTTCTGTGGCATCATTGATGATGATTGTGGTACCGGAAGCAACTGCCTCAATCAGCTTAGGGCCTCGGCGCATACGGTACAATCGGCCTGAATCTAAGCCAATATATCCCATTCCCGTAATCATGTCTTGCTTCAATTCATTCATACTCACCACTTAACCCTCTGAATCTCAACACTGTTTTCCTCTGCTATTGCTGAATACACATATAGCGTATCAAAAGCCATCCCCTTCCCTATAGCCAGGACATTAACTGTGATAAGCTGTGCCACATTTGAAGGTATTCTGATCGTCCCCCTAACACCTGGAGCTACATCAGAAGATGCGGAAACATATATATCATTTTCCCCAAAATTCTTTATCAGTACCTCTTTTGTAATCCCTCCCAAAGGAACTGAAACTTTATTCTTTTCCAACGTAGATATCGTTCTTACATCAAAAATCATTTTCTTCCTCCATTAGCCTGTTCGGCTAATATCTGTTTCAATCTGTCCGCTATTTCCGAAGCGGATAAACCACTTTTCGTTTCAAGGCTCACCGTTATATCTGGAGACAGTATCCTGGATGCCTGTCCCACATTATCAGCAGCAGGCCGGAGGATCTCCAGCACTTCGCTGTCCCCGCACCGGGAGTATGTAATACGTTCATATCCATATGGAATATTGTCCTTCTCTTCGCTCATGATGCTATCCTCCATTTTGGTAATTTTGTCTTACAGTAATACCGTAGGGCGTCCGGCCCATGGTCCTGCTGTTTCACCGGCTTTTCCTCTCCGCGTTCTGCCGCCTTATCATCCCACACATAAGACTGCATTTCCCCAGTCAGCCCCCTGCATTTGCGGTTGATCCTGATGCTACGCTTAGCCAAAAGAGTGGATACAATGCGGATTCCATCTATTACCTCGTTATCTGCCGGCTTCACATAATAGCCACGCCCCTGCAGCTCGGCTATAAAAGACGCGGCAGAGGGATCCACAATGATCTCGCACTGTTCCTCTGGCCTGTTCCCCATGAACTCTGCCATATCATCTGCATACTGGGAATCTGTTCTCTGTGGGTTAGGGCTGCGCCTGGCCTCTTCTGATCGGCTGTCCCAACGATATTCCCGATCAACCCACAATGTCTGTCCATCGTCCCAGATATCCAAAAATACACAGGGGTTCGTGGTGCCATAGTCCACTGCAATACCCCGAACCGCTGTGCTTTTCAGCGCCACCGGGCGTTGATCGTCCGTGTACAGATTATCATCTGTAAACATGGTATAAATCAGGCCCTCAGCGGCTTTCCATAGCCCCTTGATATACCGCAGGTAGAAAACGCCGACATACATACTGCGGTATCTGGCCTTAGTCTTCTCAGACAAAGACAGGTTATCATCCATTGTAAAATGCAGATAAAGAAGCTTTTTATCTCTGCGCTTGTCAATCCAATTTACTTTGAACCAGTGCACAGGGCCCGCTGGATTGCAGTTAAACCACATCTTAGAGCCTTCCACCGAAAGACGTCCTGTTGCCTGGTTCACAAATGATTCCGGCATCAATGCCACCTCATCAAAGAAGGCACCTGCTGCCGTAATACCTTGAACCAGATCCTGGGATCCTTCATCTTTTCCACCGAATATGAAAAAATAATTTGTCTTACCTTTCCTGGTAACTTCCAGCATGTTGGGAAGATCTCCAGAGATATGGTAAATCCACTTATATCCCCGACTGGTAAGCATAAGCTTCAGATTCTGCAATACATTACGCTTAAAAGAGCTGATGGTCTTTCCGGCCATGATGAAGTTTTCTCCGTCAAACCGTTCCATAGCCCACATTACATAAGACAATGACATGCTTACAGTCTTTCCGGATCGGATAGCTCCGTCTGCTATAATCCCTTCCGCGTCCTTTACCGGACTTGAATCAGCCCACCAGGTAAATACCTGGCGCTGCTTACGGGAGAATTTCTGAAATTTAAATATCGGTCGTTTCCTCTTCATCGTCTGCGTTCTCCGCTTCTTCTGTAAAATCAGGCCAGTCTTCATCGGCAGCATCATTAAATGCCTGAAGGAATCCATCGTCTTCCGGTTCTTCCTCAACATCCTGTCCAGTCTTTGCCTTGGCTGCTGCCGTTCGTATCTTCTGCTCCTCCAAGTCCGCTTCTGACTTTGTGGTCTGTCCTAAGGTGTCGCGGATAGCAATATAAGCTTTTACATCTCCCGCCAGAGCCTCCCGGATAATGGCTGCGTTGACGGCTGATTCCAAGGTGCTGTCCAGTCCTAATGCCTCCAGCAGCGGCGTCCATTCTGGATTGTCTATTTCAGCCGTGAGAAGGGCATTCAATATCTTCCGAAAGTCGGCCTTCCTACGCCGTGATTCGCCGGATGCTTTTCCTCCTCTGCGTCCATATTCTCGAGCTTCGCTCGGGCTTAAACGTCTTAAGTTACCATTGTTTGCCATCACCTCACCTTCCTATCTGACTGTATTTCTGAAATCAAAAAAGGCAGCTAAGGCCACCTCTCGTTCGTGTTTGTTTTTGGTATAGAAAAAGAGGCAGCCGAAGCCACCTCCATTTCAATATCTTGTACTTATCCCCACATTATCCACAATATGTTGACAAAAGAAAAGCCCCTGCCGGAGCAGGAGCCTCTCCAAAGGAGAAAAATCATGCAAAAGAAAAACCAACGGACCCTCCAGGAATCGAACCCGGGACGATGTGGTTTGCAAGCCACCTGCTCTACCACTGAGCTAAGGATCCACATTACCAGGTAAACTACACTCTCATTTTCTGAGCCGTCTTGCTTTATCCGATACCTGGCGTTTCGGACTCAGAGCCTCTCATCCTCTCCTGGAGGAATGCCCGCAATCTCAGGAACTGGAATCGAACCAATGACCTCGTAGTTGTATTATCGCCGGCTTCTACGTGCTCTACCACTGAGCGATCCTGAGAAAATATATAGGAGAAGGGGGCGTCCAGCCCTGGGATGGAACCAGAGCCAGACGAACCGGCCACCGGGCTGTGACACCCTGGCGACCGTCGATTTAAGTGCAAGCCGTCGGCTGTATGCCTTTGGCTTCATGGTACACTATAACATTTCAAAACCGAACAGTGTGAACAAATCGAACAAACTTTACGCCACTAACATAAATCTTTCAAACTCCATCCTTACACTATCCGCTGTAGCCTTCCGCCCCATCTTCATAGCCACCTGCGCCCATGTCATATCCTCAAACACCCTGTACCGGATAATCCGCTGCATCCTGGGCGAAACTGTATTGAGCCATGCCTCCACTTGACGTTTAATCTTCTCTGCGTTCTGTATCCGCTCCTCCAGTAACTTCTCCATCCTATCCAACTCGTCTGGATCCTTAACGGTAGCATACCCAAGCCCCTCCAAATGATAGGTCTGTAACGTGTAAGGGAACTCATGCGCAGAGCCCTTAACACTGTCCTGCTGGATCTGGCTCCGGTGCTTCCTCAACTTCCGGATCTCCTCCTTGGTATCCTTAATCAGCTCACAGGCATCTATGTACTGCTCTAATATCTGCTTGTCCAACGGTATCACCTCCTCGCCCTCAAAATCCTCTGTCTGGCCTCATCCCACTCATCCGCCCAGGTTTCCATATCCACTCGGACAATCAGGTACCTCTTTTGGTACAGGATTCCCATGTCGCTGTACTTGTCGACCTGAGGCCTGCACTTCCAGCCGAATCTCTTTTGCAGCTCAATCCCGCTGTACCGTCCCACAAGCTTCCCGCAATCATACAGGTCATAATATACTGGCCCCGGCATAACATCACCTCCAAATCATCAGCACCGCCATCAGAGAGCCCCAGACCATAAGGTAATCCCAACGATCAATGTTATGCCGTATCAGATTGACCGTCCCTGTTATGGCCCACATGATAATCACTACGCTCTTAAGTACATTCACGGCCACAACCTCCCTGTTTTCTCGTCTCTTAACCGGATCGTGTCCTCCACATGGTAGCCCATGCACTTCGCGGTAAAGAGCATCATGCGGACGGCCTTGCGGTAATCTTCTGGCGGCCTGTCCGCTTCATGGATCGCAGCTCCTGCGGCTGGATCCGGATATCCTTCATGATTCTTGTACATTGTGCTTCCTCCGTTAAATATCAGTTTAACCAGTCTACTTCTTCTCCCGGATAATATGTTGGTTCCTTTTCAAGATATCCGTTAATCTCTTTTTCGATTCCTTCACGAACTTCTTTCGGAATAGAATCCATTACATTCGATAACCAGTCTTCATGCATATCATCCTCTATGCATTCAAGCGCATAATACAAATCAAATGTCGCATACGTTTCCTTTGCTAGTGATACTTTTACTAACTCTTTATCCAGATACCAATGCGACTGCATAAATTCAGCTTTGTCCATTATTATTGCATCGTAATTTGAAGGTTCTATCACTAAATATGCATCATTTTGTATTTCAGATAATTTTTTCATTCCACACCTCCACTAAACCTTAATATCGTCCTATGTTTGCTATTGCCTGAAATATTGGATAGAACTGCTGTGGTACTACTGCATTTCCCAATGATCTAACACGGTCCACCCCATTGGGAAGCCCATATAAACTTCGGCATAATCTGGATTGATATGTGTCATATCTTCGCTCTGCGTCCTGAAACGGCTCGCTAATTTGTCTGACCGATATGTGTGACTCCCCCAATATCTGTTTTTTGCCGTTCCTCTCCACTCCGATGCAGTCAGTGTGGGCAACAATCGCTGTCCGATATCGCCTGTGCATGGCTCCAACACCTGCAGCTGGTAATACAAACGTCCTTGTGGCGTAACCTTGGTTTTCCAAGTCAGAAAGCACATCGTCGAGTGCCATTCTAATGATTCCAGCAACATTTTCTCCAATAACCCAAGAGGGCCTGAGTTCTTCGATAACTCTAAGCATTTCCGGCCAGAGATAGCGGTCATCCTCCTTGCCCTGCCGCTTCCCGGCAACAGAGAATGGCTGGCAGGGGAATCCTCCTGAAATAATGTCAACTGTATGTAATCCTGTTCGTTCATAGAAACTTTCTCCCGTTAATGTCCTTATATCTCTCCAGCGTGGGATATCGGGCCAGTGCTTTTCAAGTACCTTTGTAGGAAAATCCGCCCATTCACACTGTCCCACCGTCTGTATTCCAGCCCATTCTGCCGCCAGATCCAGTCCCCCAATGCCGGAGAATAAACTTAAATGTGTCAACATTTTATTCTCCAAATCCTTAATTTTACATAGGCATAATCATAATTGCCAAAAAGAGCATTCCCAACATAATCAAAAAAAGTTCTAAATCTTCTGGCTTCATACTTCTATCTCCAAAACCTCAAATATCTTACAGTAACAGCCTCACCACAAGACGGACACCTGATATACTGTTCAAACTCATTCATCCCCGTCTTAACAGTACTTATATCGTCCTGTTCAAATTCCAGCAAGGCGTCACAATTGCCACATGTCATCCTACGTTTTTTCCCGTACTTAATAACTTTTATCACTCGGATACCCTCCTTCAAAACCTTAATTCTCTCTAATAGCCTGTCCACACCATTTGCAATGCCCTGCAAACAGATCTGCATCTCTTAGCCCGCTACCACATTCAGGGCATTCGTATTTTTCTCCCATTGCCCAACAACTTGGCAAAGCAACCTTCGGAGTTTGTTTTTCCAATGCCTCATATGCCAGTTCCAGAGCTTCATACTGGTCGGTTGTAAGCGCACCCTTATGCATACGCTTGATAATATCAATGGCCTCTTCTGGCTTCATGCTTTATTTCTCCAATCTCTCGATACAACAACTACTTGTTTAATACCACAACTGTTTACTACAACTAACGTCTTAATCTTCCTAACTAAATTTTTCATGCCATATCTGCTTTTCTGGAAGCTGTTCAAAGGATTCCCGGCATATTTTTGCCGCTCCTTTCCATCTGTGACCCGGCCTCATATCTCCCAAAACCGAACAGGTGCAGTAATCATCCAGATCAAGCAGCTTATCACATCTACTGCACTGATACGCTCTCATTCTCTCTCCTCCTTCCGGTACGGCTCCGGCAGCGGCATCCAGGCAATAATCCTCACCGACTCATCACCCAGATGCCAGGAGCCAGCATAATACTG